CGATGCCACAGCACCGAGACCGCGACCGCGCAACCTGGCGGCTGGAATGCCGAACGGGTTCGAGACGCTCCGCCGTTTTAGTTCGTCTCGGCGCCCGCGATTTTTCTTCCCGAGATTCGCGGCGCGTATTTTTTCTCGGCCCACTTTTTTTATCGTGCGGCTTTTTTGTCGGCCTCGATATTTTCTCGCGCGGGATTTCCTTTCCGCTTTTTTATTTCTCCGCATTTTTATTTCGGAAATTTCTCGCGCGCTCGCGCGGGGGCGGGGGCGCACCCGCGAGGCGCGCGGGAGGTTGACCGCCGGGGAGCGCAAATTTGGACATCGCAGGTCGACCCCTTTGCGCGTACCGGTCAAAACGGACATTAGGTATCAAAAGGTCAGGGGGTGCCCGCCATGGCCCAGGCCCCCGGACCCCGCCCCCGACCGCCCCTCCAGGTCGTCCGTGAGGGCAACCCCGGTAGGCGGCCGGTCAAGGAGGGCGTGCGTCTTCCACCCACCGACCTGGTCGAGCCGAATTGGCTTGACCTCTTTCCGACTCCGCCGGCGGGCGAGCAGCGAGACGTGAATACCAGGTGCCGGGAGATGGCCCGCCGAGAGTGGCGGCGCGTCGTCCCGGTCCTCACCATCTCCGCCGGCCTGGGCATCGTGGACTTGTCGATCCTCACCGACTATTGCGTGTGCGTCGCGCGGATCGATCAGTGCGAGCGGGACATCTCCAGGCGCGGTCTCCTGATGGAGGGCGAGCGCGGGTGGCAGAAAAACGGCAGCACGACGATCGCTGGCCAATACCGCCAGCAGCTCGCCAGGTACATCGGCGAACTCGGCCTGTCGCCGTCGGCGCGAGGCAGGTTGACGCCGCCGGAGAGCGGGCCCGATGACGACGACGTGTTCGACTGACCGCCTGTCCGAGCAGGACATCGCCGATGGGTTGGTGGTGCCGCGTGCGGCGCTCGCCGCCCTGGGCATGTCCGAGGAGGACATCGCGGCGGCGGTCGCCGCCCGTCCCCTGGTGGTCGCGTGTCAGGCTCACGAGGAGCCGGGCGCCTGGTTCGACGTGGAGGCCGCCGCGCGGGCGGTGCGGGCGATCGAGTCGTTCAAGCACACCAAGGGGCGGTGGGGCAACAGCCCCTTGAAGCTGGCGCCGTGGCAGCTCGCCTGGGTGATCGCGCCCGTGTTCGGCTGGCTGGCCCACGACCCCGAACTCGGGCGCGCGGTGCGCGTCGTGCGGGCGGCCTGGGTCGAAGTGCCCCGGAAGAACGGCAAGAGCACGCTCTCCTCGGGCATCGGCCTGACGCTGCTGCTCGCCGACCGGGAGACCGGCGCCGAGGTGTACGCCGCGGCAGGCTCCCTGGTGCAGGCGCAACGCGTGTTCGACGACGCCCGGCGGATGGCTACCACCAGCCGCGCGGTGCAGGGTCGGGCCGAGGTGCTGACCGGCGTCATCAGGGTGCCGCGGACCGGCGGGATCTTCCGGGCGCTCAGCCGGATCGCCGAGACGGCGCACGGCCTGAACGTCTCCGGGGCCGTGATCGACGAGGTCCACGTCCACAAATCACGTGACCTGATCGACGCGATCACGACCGGCACGGGTGCCCGTGATCAGCCCCTGGTGCTGTACATCACGACCGCCGACAACGGCGGCGAGGGCAGCATCTACGACGAGCTGCACGGCTACACGCGCAAGGTCGCCGAACGCGTGGTCCAGGACGCGGCGCACTACGGCGTCGTGTGGGCGGCCGAGGCGTCCGACGACCCGTTCGCCGAGGCAACCTGGCGCAAGGCCAACCCGGGGCTGGGCACGTCGCCGACGCTGGCGTACATGCGGCGCGAGGCGGCGAAGGCCGAGTCCACGCCCTCGGCCCTGCCGACGTTCAAGCGGCTGTCGCTCAACCTCCGAGAGCGCGCGTCGACCCGGTGGCTGGACATGCCGCTGTGGGACTCGCGCGCCGGCATGGTCGACGAGGCCAAGCTCAAGGGCCGCCGCGCGTGGGGCGGTATCGACCTGTCCGCGGTGAGCGACCTGAGCGCGTGGGTGCTCGCGGTGGAGTCGCCCGACCCGGACATCGAGGTCGAACTCGTCAGCCGGTTCTGGTTGCCGGAGGAGCGCCTCGTCGAGGTGGAGCGCCAGGTACGGGCGCCGCTCGCGCGGTGGGCTCGCGAGGGTTGGCTGACGCTGACCGAGGGCGACGCGATCGACTACGACGCGATCGAGCGCCAAGTGCTCGCCGACTGCCACGCGTTCGACGTCCAACGCGTGGCCTACGACCGGATGTTCGCGGGGCAGCTCGTCCAGAACGTGGACCGCGAGACAAAGCGCGGGGTCGTCCTCGACCCGACCGCGCAGACCTTCCTGGGGCTCGGCTCGGGCTGCAAGGAACTCGACCGCTTGTTGCGGTCAGACGGCCTGCGGCACGGAGGCCACCCGGTGCTGCGCTGGCATGCCTCGTGCGTCGAGGTGATCGCCGACGGCAACGACAACATCCGGCCGACGAAGCCCAATCGCCTCAAGTCCAGCTCGCGTATTGACGGGATTCCCGCCGCGGTGATGGCCCTCTCGGGTTACCTCCGCCGACCCAAAGCCAAGAGTCGCCGCGCGGTCGGCTTCTGACGATCCTTCAGGGGGTGCTCGTGACCAAGGCCCCCGCAGTGGAGTCGCCGGAGTGGTGGCGTGACCGGCTGTACAAGAAGCTCGACGAGCGCCGCAAGTACGCGGACTGCATGCGCCGGTA